CTGTCCCCTGGTCCCACTGTGGCAATAGTATTGGTTGAATAGGTGGCTGCACGTCTTGCGTTGGTCACTGTGGCACCAGCACTTACCGCATAACCATTGGCAGTATTGTTAGTCTGCACAATGTTGGCCATTCTATAGGTGCTGAGGCTTGATATGGTAAGACTTTGTCCACCTGGAAAGTTTGACGGAGCAGGTGGAACTAATTTTCCCAGCACCACGTTTAGCAAAGCAATACCATCTGTTACCGTGGTACTTTCAGTAAGAGTTACTGCATTTGATTGTAAGTTGCCTTGGCTGGGTGTGCCAAGATCTATAGTATTTCCCAGCAAGTTGGCTATATTTCCGGAATCTGTCCAGAATAAGTTACCTGTGCCATCTGTGGTCAGCAAGTACCCGCTAGATCCTCCAGTGATTTGTATGTTGGCGTTGGATCCTACTTCCAGCAATCCTGATTGAGCTGAAATAGAGTTGCCAGTAAAAGATACTCCATCAATCTTGCCATTGCCAGACACTGTAAGCACATGGGTAGTATTAGAGGTGCGAATACCAACACGACTGTTGGTCACGTTAAAGTAGGCTAGATTACCTTGAATGCTTAGATTGGCGCCACGTTGCAGGTTGTCCTGCAGAATGTTGCCAGAAACTTTTTGAATACCCATTGATCACCCTTTAGAGTATTTATGGGGTTAGGGTGTGGCAGGAGCTACTAGATTTCTTATGATGTTGATGGGTTCGCCACTGGGCGGTGCAGAAGTAAAGTTAATGTCGTAGCCTGAACCAGTAATAGCGTAGTTTGTTGTGGGTGCTTGATAGATAGAACCAACAAACACTATGACTTGATCGTTGGCTGAAATAGCTGTGGTATTGCCAATGCTAAAAGTAGTAGTTGACCCGTCGCCTGTGGCTGAATATACATCAACATTGAGCTCACCGCCTAGCCCAACTTGTTTGAACACAGTGCCGTTGAAAAACTCCAAGGTACCTATGTCTGTGTTGTATCGAAAACTGCCAAAAACCGGAACCACAGGACGATCAGCAGAATCCCCTGATGGAACTACAATACTGGAACTGCCACTCTGTAGCTGTCGATTTTTAACAAAGTATCCCATTAGATTGAAGTGTAGCTTGTGACTGTGGTGATTGCGGTGTTGGCACTGGCATTGACCTGCACTGAATCACCGTTGTTTAACAACAATTTTTCTGCACCAGCATACAGTTGATACGTGTCACCAATAGTTATATTGATGTTGTTAATGATTATGTTTGTGTTGCCAGCTGAGTTTCCACTGGGCACTACAAACACATTGGCCACAACGTTGCCTGCTGAATAGTTACACAGACTTAAAAATGTAATGGCTGTATTTCCCACGCTGGTATAAACCGATGCGGCTGATGTGGTTACGTTGGCTACTTGAATCGTCATTTTGATTTCCTTAGAATATTATGCTAAACACAATGGCTTTTGACTTGCTGATCAACTCATCCTGACTGCTATTGTTGTTGAAATAGATACCAGTTCCGCCACTGCCTGGTATGTTAGCAACCATGGTAGCAGAGTTGGCCACGCTGGCTGGCGGAATACTTTTGTATCCCATGGCAGTGGTACCGTTGATGGTTAATCTGCTGGTTGCAAAGTCAAAGGCAAAAGCGGCATTGCCACCAAACGTTCCGCTGTTGTTGAATTGTATTGCTGTATTGCTTCCGCCAGGAACCACAGCATTGCCTGTTGTAATAGGACTCCAAGATCCGGTGATACCCGATGATGATGTACTGGTGCTGAGTTCCCAGCTGCCTGAATTGTTGTTGTACCTAATACCAGCATAGTCTGAGCTGGTTTTGTGTGTGAGCAAACCTGAGTTTGATTGATATGTTCCTGTGTTGGAAGCGTTGACTAGAATAAACGGATCTGTAACATTAAGCTCAGTGACGTTAATGTATGTCAAGTTTCCAGCAACCGTTAGGTTGCCGGCCACATCAACCGTGTTAGATTGGATGTAGACGTTGTCCCCTGGGTTTATAGTTGTGATATAGTAATCACCGTCAATGCGTTTGTATGATGTCATAGCAGGCCTCTATTTGTATTTATACGGTCTTTAAGATCCAAAATTGTCATAGTTTGCATATTAGGTATTTCGTTTAGTGCAGGTATTGTTGCACTTTCTGGTCCCACAACTCTGACAAACTCACGGGTGCTATAATCCTTGCAAATCTGTACTATTTGCTTAACCCAGTTTCCAGCAAAAGTAGGTGGCGCTGTGCTGTTTTTATAAAATTCAGTGTCTGCGTAGATGTTGTTGAACTGCCCGTTTGAAGTGCCCAAATCAAAACCCAACATATAGATACGTGTGTATCCATCCAAACATGCTCGACCCACTGCATTTGGCCCTGAGCTAAATCCATAGTACTCTTTGCTGAGTCGTTGTGCGCCTAGCCCTTCCATGGGTTTGCGAGTGTAAAAACGATTGCGCAAAGCATAACCCGATTCTTGTATGGCCATGGAGATTGGAAGATCTGTGGCTATCAGCACATCTGGAGTGAACTCTCTGTAGATGGCATTACAGGCATACACTGTGCCGTGCGTTTTTAGAGATTCAGGAGAAATACTCTGTCTACTTTGGCCGTTGCCCAGTACGATTGCTATGGTCATAAAAAATCCTCACAGTATATAGCTGTGAGGATTTTAGGTTGCTTAAGATTAAGAAGTATACTTCTCGACTTGAGCCAATTCAATGTCACCAGTGGTGTTAGCAAATGTTGCGGCATCTGCACCAGATTTAGTAGCTTGTGCGGCTGCATCGTCTGTGAAGAAGTTGGCCAAGTAAGTTGTCTCACCTGAGTAATTTACTGGACCTACGTTGTTGCCAGTACCACCGTATGTAGTCAACGATGTTCCAGCGGCATTGGTAAAGCCTGCCCAACCTTGCAAGAACTTGTTGGTCAACTTGGAAACAGCAACTTCTGTAGAATCACCACCCACTGCATAGCTGATGCTCATCAACCCAGCAGTCGGAGTCAAATCACTGGTCAATACGCAAACACCAACTTCTTGTGCTGTACCAGAAGTACCAGCGCCAGAGGCAACGGTAGCTGTGAAGATTGTACCAACAGCGGCTGTGCCATTGAGGCCCATTGCTGTCCAGTTTGTGTTGCCCACTGCGGTGATACGCAGTGCTACACCTGCCACTGCGTTGGCTGGATCAATTGAAGCTGTGGTTGCTACTAGATATTTGTGGCTGCCTTTTTGGCGCAAAATAACACCAGCTGCCTGACCTGAATAGCTGTCAGTGATGTAAACTTCAACTTTTACAATTGGAAAAGTTGCGCTCAACGCGGCACTTTTTGCTCCACCAACTACACCGTAGAAGTTGTTAGCTGTCAATGATGAATAGTACACAGGATCAGTCAACTGACCAAACTGAGGATAACCTTGATCAACTGCCACGCCGGCTGCTGGAGTGTTGGCTGATGTGTTGCTTGGGTATGTGATACCTTGTGAGGTACCGTATTTTTGGATTTTGAGAGGACGTCCCATTTGTTTTCTCCTTAAAGAAGTCCGATGTGGGTTCTAGCCACTACGCGGTGGTATCCGCATAAAACGCATTATTACGTTGTGTATTTTTATTTATGGTTAAGTTGAGTTACTATGGGATCAAGCAGGGTTTTCTCTACATTACCTGATCTAAACCAGTGATAGTTGTGTTCAATATTAAACCTATTTTGTTGCCACCACTCTTGTGTGTTGTTGGCATGCGCTGATACTTGGTCTGCTATCATTTCAAATCTGCTGGAAAAGTTTTGTTTAAAGTCGTAATCGTCGTTGAATGTGCGGAATCCCAGCTTCTTTAACCAGGCACAAGTACCTGGAGCACCAGCCACTAAAAATAACTGTCCAGCGGCTATGGGTTTCCATATCTTCTCACTGGTAAAACTAACTAAGGCTGATGTTTCAGTGACAATGTTACACCAAGCATCTTGATAGGCTGGGTGAGCTATGGAATGGTCGTTGTCGCCCAAGGTTTCACTGTTCCAGCTGATGGGAAAGTCTTGTATGCTGTTCATACATTTCTCTGCAAGTTCCTGTCCTATCAAATTTTCTAAGCCTCGGTACTGATGTGAAGTAATCTTATGACCTTGATAAGGACAACGGTCATAGAAGCTGTAGATGAATTTATCTAGCAGTCCACGTTGTTTGAGCATGGTGTACAGCACCAGTCGATGAAATGTAGGATTGCGATTGAGACAACTAAAAGCATGAGTGCGTGGTTGCTCTGACCACTCTGGCAACGATTGTTTTTTAAAAACAAACAACCAACTGGGGTAGTTGATCTCTTTGAGATGTGTGTGTTGTTGTAAATCAAACTGGCTTAGGCTGAGATAACAAGGAATACCTTTGTGTTGTGAAAACGTATCCAGTGTTACAACCTTGGATCGATAATCAAAAAAAGGATCTTGTGTACCATCAAATATGATTTGATCAAATTTAATCTGGCTGGCTGATGCACGATCAAGAACATCAATAACGTACTGTTGTAGTTCTTGTTGTTTGACCAAGTTGATGTCGATGACCAGGGTAGGCACATGAACATGTTTCAACAAGGGCTCGTAGTGCTGATTGGGATTGTTTTCTACAAAATCAAATTCTGCAGTATTGTAGTTATACCGCCAATGTAAGTCTTGCATTGCAATACTTATACTGCGTAAGGTGTGCGTACTACCAAGTTATGCACTGCTGGACGTGGCAGTGTTTGTGCTACTGCATGTCCAATAGGGTTTCCAATGGGTGCTTGTGGGCGAGGTGCAGGTGTTCCTAGTCCAAAGTTAATACGTGATATCATGACAATATTTAGCGGCCAAACAAAAAGCACCCGAAGGTGCTTTTTGAGTTCTTCTCGATCCGGGTTGGATTAAGAGAAAGACAAGTTTGATACAGCGATTTCGCCAACATAGTCACCAGCGTTACCGAAAGAACTTGCTGTGTTAGTAAGTTCAATGTAACCGTAACGTGTCATGAATGATACGACTGGTTCGAATGTTGATGGATCCAACACAACACCGCTTGACATCAATGGGATGTATGGGCAGTAGAATGCGGCTGCGTCTGTTTCGCTTGCGCCTTTGTAGCCAACCAAAACTGGTGTGCTGTCGTTAGCGTAGCTGTCGCAGAATACACGCATTGCACCGTTCAATGTACCAACAAACTTGGTGTTTGTAGGTGCTTCGAATGTGCCTTCTGTTGTGCGAGCAAATGCTGAAGTTGTTGCAGATTGCAATACTGTCAATGAAGCTGGAGATACCACAGCCCAGTTACCAGCGCCACGACGTGTACGCTGAGCAATCAAGTTAGCAACACGGTTGATCAAAACTGCCAATGCGGCATGTTCGTCACCAACGAATGTGGCTGTACCTGATACAGTAGCTTGGTTGTATGTAAACTCTGTTGCTGCCAAAGTGCGCAATGACAAGAGGATCTCTTGGTCAATTTCAGCTGTGATTTCTTGTGCCAAAGCAGCCATAATTTCTGCTTCGATATCAATACCATGCATAGCTTGTGCATCTTGTGCGGCTTCAAATGTCCAACGTGCTTGTAACTTACGTGTCTTAGCTTCAACAGCTTGTTTCAAGATTTG